TGGTGGCTATCGCCTCGACAACACCCCGACGTACTTCTGCAACCGCTACTCGTTCCACAAGGACATCCCGGACGAGGTGCGTGCCAATGCGGACGCGGTCCTTTCCCCGGACCGTGAGGCCACCCAGTACGTGACCCACAAGGCGCTGATCAAGCGCGAGAAGCTCTTCGTGGCGAACTTCTTCGCCCAGAGCGTGTGGTCCAACGACTACGAGGGCGTTTCCGGTTCGCCCTCCTCTGGTCAGGTGAAGCAGTGGAGCGATGCCGCTTCGACCCCGATTGAGGACATCCGCGGTGCCAAGCGTGCGATTGCCCAGTCGACCGGCTACGAGCCGAACAAGCTCGTGGTGGGCCGTGCGGTGTACGACGCGCTCCTCGACCACCCCGACATCATTGACCGCATCAAGTACGGTCAGGCCGGTGTCGGTTCGCCCGCGATGGCTGGCAGCGATACCCTCGCCCGCCTGTTCAACGTGGACGAGGTGCTGGTCATGAACGCGGTGGAGAACACAGCGAAGGAAGGCCAGAGCGCTTCGCACGCGTTCATCGGTGGCAAGGCTGCCCTGCTCGTCCACGCCGCGACCTCCCCGGGTCTCATGACGCCGACCGCTGGTTACACGTTCTCGTGGACCGGCCTCCTCGGCTCTGGCGCTGACGGCAACCGCATCAAGTCGTTCCGGCTTGAGGCGCTGGGTGCTGACCGCGTTGAGATCGACATGAGCTTCGACATGAAGCTGGTGTCGGCTGATCTCGGCGCTTTCTGGCGCACGGTCGTCGCCTAACTGGGTTGGGGCGGGTGGTGCAGTCGTGCCGCCCGCCCCGCCTTTCCCTTCAACGCCCGTCGTAGGAAAGCCATGACACAACGACGCCCATTTTCACTAGACAGCAGTTTTAAGGCCGGTCGCCCGTTCGTGATGAACGGCGTGACGTACAACTTCGATGATCCGGTCAGCGTACAGGGGATTGAGCCGCGACGGCTTCGCCAGATGTACGACGCCCGCATGATCGAAGTCGTAGACGAGGCTGCAGGTATCAAGCCTGCGGCTCCGGTCATCAAGATCAAGCCGCAGCCCGCGCCGCCTCGTGAGGAGACGCCGGTCGCGGAGGTGGCTCGTGGTCCCGCGATTCGACACAAGGGATTCGGGCGTTTCGAAGTAGTTGATGCGGCTGGCAAAGTCCTCGCTGGACCGCTCCCCAAGGAGCAGGCAGAGCGGGAATTGGCACGAATGGCATGAGGTGAGATATGGCGTTGACCGTTGAGGACGGAACTGGATTGTCTAACGCGGACGCCTACATCTCGCTCGCCGAGTTTAAGACGTTCGCTAGCAGCCGGAACTACCGCTGGGAGGACTATGAGGACTTCCAGCTTGAGGCGTCAATCCGCTTGGCAACCGGCTGGGTCGACACCTACAACCGCTACAAAGGGCAGCGCCTCAAGTCGACGCAGGCGCTGGAGTTCCCGCGTGCAGACCTGACCGACTGGTCCGACTACGAGGTCACCGGCGTGCCTGCCCGCGTCAAGCAGGCGTGCGCCGAGTTGGCGTTTAAGGGTCTGACCGAAGCGTTGTATGCCGACGAGGCACGCGGTGGAATGGTCAAGAGCGAAAGCGTGGGGCCGATCTCGGTGACCTACGCGGACAACGCCCCCACCGGCAAGGTGTGGACGTTCGCACAGAACCTGCTCAAGCAGTATGTGCGCGACCCGAACAGCATCCTTGGCCCGCTGTGGACAGCGCCAGAGATGCCCGCCCAGTTCCGGATCGGGATGAATGACCATCCCGAGGTGGACTTGAGGACGGAGTAAGTCGTGTCGACGTACGCCGCCCAAGCGAACACAGCACACGCCCTGCTCTCACGCAAGGGCGCTACGGTGACGTTCACCCGTAAGTCGGCGAGCGCGTTCAACCCCGTCACTCAAACGGAGACGGCGGTGTCGACCACCTTCAGCATGAAGGGAATCGCGCTGCCGCCGGGGAAGGACTCGGAGTTCGCTCTCGGGTCGCTAGAGCGTCGGAACATTCTGGAGTTTCACTTGGCCCCGCGGCTCGGCACGACGCCGCAGCCGGGGGACAAGGTGCGGTGGGCTGGCAGCGACTGGTCCGTGATCTGGGTAAGCGATCTGAACCCCGCGGGGGACGGCGCACCCTACACGAAGTGTTACGCGGAGCGCTGACATGAGCAACGGTCGTGAGTTCAACCTGAAGCTGTCGAACTGGGCATCCAAGTTCAAAGGGGACATGGACGCGCTGGCGCGGCAGACGTGCCAAGAGATCGCGGCAAATGTGGTCAAGGACACGCCGGTCGATACCGGCTTTCTGCGTTCCTCATGGCAGCCGTCCATCGGTGCGCCCGCGGCATCGCAGGGCAACGGCAACCCAGATTCGAAGGTTTCTATCGTTGCAGCCAACGTGAAAGCCGGTGACATTTTCTGGATGACGAACAACGCTGAATACGGTCCCTATGTCGAGTTCGGTACTCGCCGGATGCGCGGGCGGTTCTTTGTAACGCGCAACGTTAAGCGGGCGAAGTCGGTGGTGACCAAGCTCATGAAGGAGTTGGCATGAGCGCAGCGACGTTTCACAAAGACCTGCGCTCCGCGGTGCGTGACCGGCTGCAAACGCTGACCGGCCTGCCTGACGTAGCGTGGGAAGGACGCGAATTCACGCCCGTGAAGGGCCAGCCGTACGTTTCAGAAAGCATGATCCCGGTGTCGTCCGATGTGATGGCGACGGGGTTGGGTGGGTATATCGCCCACACCGTGACGGCAAACTTCACGCTGCACTACCCCGTGAACTCGGGAACTGTCGCTCTGGAAAGTCTCGCAGGGTCGCTGATGCAGCACTTTCGGCCCGGGACCGTCGTGTCATACGGCGATGCGAATGCCACCGTGCAACAGGTGGAGCGTGTCGGTTTGACACAGGAACCGGATTGGCTCAACGGCACAGTCATCGTGACGATGATTGGGCATACCACCAATTAACTTTTTTTGGTCCCGGCACCGGGACAACGACTAAAGGAGTCCCACAATGCCTCTGCAGAGTAACGTAAACGTCCGTGTGGTCTACGCCCCAGAGACCACCCTTGGCACGCAGTCCACCGCCGCTGGGCAGGTGCTGCGTCGCGTGTCCTCGTCACTCGCGCTGACGAAGGAAGCGTTCACCTCCAACGAAGTGCGCCCGGACCAGCAGGTCTACGATATGCGCCACGGCGTGCGCCGCGTGGCTGGCAACATCCAAGGCGAACTGTCGCGTACCTCGTACGACGACTTCTTCGCAGCTGCCCTCCGCGGCTCGTGGTCGAGCAACAAGCTGAAGCCCGGAACCACCCAGACCTCGTACACCATTGAGCAGGTCTACCCTGACATCGATGTGTCCGAGACGTTTGTCGGCTGCCGCATCAGCGACGTCGCCGTGTCGATGCCGCCAAACGGTATGGCAACGGTGAACTTCGGCATTCAGGGCATCAATATGTCCGGCACGTCGACCGCTGGTTCGCCGGTGTTCCTCTCGCCGACATCGGCTGCGACGACTGGACTGCTGTCCGGCGTCAACGGCTCACTCACGATCCAAGGCACGTCCTCGGCGATCATCACATCGCTCGACTTTACGATCCAGAACAACCTGTCCAGCACCCCGGTGGTGGGCAGCGTCACCGTTCCGGAGATTTTCTACGGGCGCTTCGTGGTGACCGGCACCCTGTCTGCCTACTTCGAAAACCTCACGATGCTGAACTACTTCCTCAACGAGACGGAGATCGGCATTGAGGTCACGCTGAACGAGGCCGGTGGCAACGACTACCTCAAGTTCACCATGGGCCGTGTGAAGCTCATGGGTGCCAATAAGACGGTTGGACCGGACGGCGGGGTCATCCTGCAGTCGCCGTTCCAAGCGCTCTATCACGACGCGGCATCAGCGGCTGACGATGGCACGATCATCATCACGCGCAGCGCGTAATACCCCACCGGTGGCCCGGGGGAAACCCCGGGCTACCACTACTTCACAGGAAAGCCACATGAAATTTGACCTGCCACAGATTGATACCAAGTCCCTCGCTGATCTCGGCGTACTGATGACCGTGAAGCAGTTCGACGGCGAAGAGCCGTTGATTGCCAAGAACGGCCAGCCAGTCCGCATCCGTCTGCGCGGCCCCGACAGCGACGTCTACCGCGAGTTCACCCGCAAGCAGATTCAGAAGCGGCTGGCTCGTGGCAACGACCCCAAGCGCCTCAACGAGGTGGATATGGAGGAGGTCGAGAAGGACTCGCTGGATATGCTGGCGGCGATGACCGTCGGCTGGGAAAACGTTCTCGACACGGAAGGGAATGACATCCCATTCGCCACCGAAGTGGCGCGGTCGCTGTACGTCTCGTATCCCGTCGTGCGCGAGCAGGTCGACGTTTTTGTGGCGAATCGCCGAAATTTTTTGAGAGCGTCGTTGGAGAGCTGATTGCTTATGCCAAGCACCAGTTCACTCTCGCACGCAGCGTCGGTGGGTCTGCGCTGGCTGACCACTACGCAGTCGTTGCCGAGCGAACTGGAAAGACTCTGGAGTCTCCAGAGCTACCAGCGGCGCTCCGTTACTTGTGGAACCATTTCATTCTGCTGCACAAGGGACGGTCTGGGAACGGTTTTGGACCTAACCCAATCGTCTGGTCCGAGATAAAGGCGTACTGCGATGTCATGAGGGTCCAGCTTGACCCGTGGGAAGTGGAAGCAATCAAGGCGGTCGATGACGAGTTCCTCGCGTCATCGGTGGATTCGACTACCGGGACGGGTTAAGACATGGCAGAGAATTTCTTTTTAGGCTTCACGGTAGATACCTCCCAACTCCAGCGAGCGCAGGAGTTGGCGAAGAAGTTTGCCGAGGACGTCGGCAAGCTCGGTACTGCCGAGCAAGAGACCGCCAAGAAAACCGATCAGGCGACCGAAGCCGTCAAGCGCAAGAAGAAGGCGACGGAGGATGCCGCCGAAGCCCAGCGCAAAGCGGCAGGGGCTACCGGGGAATTTGCCCGCAAGCTGGAAGGGATCAGCGGCAACCTCAAGAAGAGCCAAGAAGACCTGCAGGCGCTCGCTGGCGCGATTGGCGGCGGCGGCGGCATGGGCGGTATGGTCGGTGGAATCAACGCCGGAGCGGGCGCGTTAGGGCGGCTGGCGGGCGCACTTGGCCCCGTTGGGGCCGGTATTGCCGCGGCTACCGTCGCAGTCGGCGCGGTCGGGTTCGGCTACTACAAGGCAGCCGAGTCGCTTGCGAAGTACGAGGACCGCCTGAACGCCCTTGAGGGCAAGCTCAAGAACTCCCTCGGCAGCATTTATGCAGCCCGCGAGGCAATTGACGCCCTGCGCGAGTCGACCCAAAGAACAGGACTCGGCTTCGATGCCGCCGCCGAGGCGTTCGGACGCATTGCTCGCAACAACTCCGCTATTGGCCTGACGCAGAAAGAGATGCTGCAGATGGTCGACACCGTCCAGAAGCTGGGCGTGGTGTCCGGAGCCTCTGCAGGCGAAATGCAGTCGGGCATGATCCAGTTCGGTCAGGCGCTGGCGTCTGGTCGTCTGCAAGGCGACGAACTGCGCTCCATCATGGAGAACTTCCCGGCGCTGGCAAAGGCTATCGCAGACAACTTCGAACGCGCTGACGGAACCATCGGTCTGACCATCGGCGAGCTTCGCAAGATGGGTTCCGAGGGCGAACTGACGTCGATCAAGATCGCGCAGGCGATGCTTCGGGCCAAGGAACTGACCGAGAAGCAGTTCGCCGAAATGCCTGAAACGGTCGAGCGTGCCAACCAGCGGTTGAGCGACAGCTACGACGCCCTGTTGACCGACCTCGCAAAGAAGTGGGGTGGGTCCGAATTCGTTCGTGGCGTCAAAGGCATCGGGCAAGACCTCATCGACTCCCTGCGTCGGGCTATCGCTGACCCGTCGCTTGAAGAGCAGATTGCTGCTCTGCAAAAGAAGCTGCAGTACTCGCAGCAATACCACAGTGCTGGAGCGTTTACGCGAGGGATGCTCTCGTCCGGTGGTGGCTACGGTGCCCCCGCGAACATCCCGGAGACTCCGGATGCAATTCGGGGGCAGATTGCCGCGCTGGAACAGCAGCGTGCGAACGCGCAGAAGGCTGCCGACGAACAGGCCGCGAGGGAAGCCGAGCTAAAGCTCACGGCTGGCGCTTCCGGTGTGATTGCACGCACCGCCGAACTCAAGACGTTCGAAGAGCAAGCCCGGGACGCTCGTGTAACTGTCAACGATATTACCGGCGCTATCGATGGGTTAAACAAGGCGCTGACAGCCCGCAAGGCCAGCGGCGCAGACTTCTCCGACCTGACGCTTCAGATCGAGACGCTCAATCAGCGCCTCGTCATTGCACGGCAACGCCAAGCGGATGTTGTCACGGAGCTTGGCAAGCTGCAGCGGGCTGCCTCAGATCGTGCCAGTGGCCTTCAACTTGGCGGTGTCGGGGGGGCCAGCATCGTTATGCAGGCGATACAGGCAAGGCGTTCCGACAACGCACGCAACGGTGCCAGTTCGCTCGACAGCTATATCCG